GACCGTTCCTCCGGACTGGTGCGGAGATTCATTTCCTCTGGGAGCGGCTGGTTTTGAGGATATTATTTATCGCAAAGACTAGCTTTTTGTGGTTGACAACGCCCGAAATGTGGTATACTGACAACATCGAAAGGAGAAAACATGCCAGAAACAAAACCCAATGTACTTCGAGCGACTCTGGTCCTCAAAACCGGACAGAAGCTGAGTATCAGCGTCTCAAAGGGGTATTCAGTTGACGCCACCAGCTACACCTCGGAGACGGTCCATCGGTTTCCGTCTACATCTGACTCGGACTACTTCGTCCAGGGAGACAACATCGCTTATGTCGAGGTGCAAAATGGACATTGAAACCTTAGTAGATGAAATCATGGAAGCCTACGAGTCCGAGCCGGATACCGATTTCGGAAATGCGAGCATTAACCAAGCCATCCGGCAGCAAGGAATCAGAGCACACATCTGGGACTTGCTACAAGACTACACAGACGACCTAACCAGAATCTTGGTTCCGGAGGAGAACGAATGACCAAGCTTGAATCTCGTGTAATGGGATACATCTGTTGCGTAATGGGGTTTGCGTTCGTCTACTTGGACGCACCGTGGCTGTCGCTGGGGTTCTGCCTCGCGGGTTTCTGCTTCTTGGTTTGGACGATTTACAAAGACTGCCTTGAGTATTTTGGAGGCGGCGGACCCGGACCGCTGAAGCCAGCTTGACAGACGCCGAAATAATCACCAAGCAACAGAAGGAAATCGAGAAGCTCTTATGCAAAATAAAGCGGCTGGAGAAACGATTTCTGGACAAGAAAAAATATGAAACCGAGGACCTGCTCCAGCGTGGGTATACTCCTCAGTTTATTGAGCGCATTGACCAAAAAGACAAAGCCGCTCTGAGGAGCGAGTAGTCCATTATCCGGACAGGAGGAAATATGATTACCGACCTAGAAAACTTCTACGATGAACATGAAGACGAGTTTCTCAAATTTGACCGCGTTGAGCACAAGCTGTCCAATCGCCCCGATCTTCACGCTTTCCTGCTACTAGACAAACTAGTCCCCGGAAACTCTAACATGGTATCGGGTGCCGGTCACGACGAAATCTATTTAGACGTAGACGTTGACAGCCTTCTCGCCGCCGCTACCGAAGACGAGCTAATCGAACTCCAGCGCTGTGGGGTTTTGTACAGCGAATATGAGTCTCTGTTTATGTTCAGGTAGGAGGAAAGATGGGCGCTATCGGCAAACGAGAATACAAAGGCGAACTGGAGTACTACGGCCTCCTGAGTCCAGACGACGGTCCAGAACTCGACGAAGAGTATTGTGATGGGTGCGGAGATCTGACGGATGAGTTGTTTGAGACTTTTGAAGGTGTTAAGTTGTGCAAACTGTGTTATACTGAACTCACAGAAGAATCGGAGGAAGAATGCGAGAACTAAACCCACATGATCTGAATTGGGCGGTCCGGCTTTTGCCTGTCCGTCTGAGAAACCAAATGATTAAGTACGGACCCCGGATTGTGTTGGGCGGCGGGTATATCCGGTCTACGGTGTCTGGCGAGAAACCAAACGACTTGGACCTGTTCACCCAAACCCCCGAAGATGCCAAGCTGTTTGCAAAAGAACTGGCAGACGAGGCGAAGAAAAAGCCGTACGAAACTGGCAACGCTATTTCGGTGAAGCTAAGCCCACGACATTTCGTACAGTATATCCATCGGTGGTCTTTTCCAAACCCACAATATTTGATCGAGTCGTTCGACTTTACGATTGCCTGCTCGGCCCTTTGGTTTGAGTCCGGGAAATGGACAAGTCTGATCGACGACGAGTTCTACGCGGACCTCGCGGCCAAGAGGCTGGTGTATAGGTCTCCTGTCCGAAATGAGGATAGTGGGGGCAGCGTTCTCCGTCTTTTGAAGTTTTATTCGCGCGGTTTTAGGATTCCACTAGATTCCTTGGGCGCAGTAATTGCCCGACTCGTGGATGGTGTAGACTACCGAGGAATCTCCACAACAAAGGACAACGGCGAAAGCTTCCAGTCCGAATCGATCATCGGAGACACAACCGAGAAGAGGTGGGCGTCTGTAATCACTGGACTGCTGAGGGAAGTTGATCCACAAATCGATCCCGATCACTTCTCACACCTGCCTAGTTTGGTTGAGAAAGTTGAGGAGACCGATGAGCCAACCAACTGAAGAGAGTTTCCTGAAAGACGTAGCCAGCCACTCGATGAAAATCCTGAAGGACGACGGTGTTTACCGGCACCTCCAGTTTTCAAACAACGGGTCTTGGAATCAGCGGTTCGACATTGTAACGTGGCCGGGATACCTAGCGTACTCTGGGGATATGGGGTGCTTTGTGTTCTCCCGACTGGCTGATATGTTCGAGTTCTTCCGGACGAAGCCCTCGGGCAGTACTGAAAAGCTCTTCATTAACGAGGGGTATTGGGGTGAAAAACTGGAGGCCGTAGATCGGGACGGACGCCAATCTAGTCATCTCAGGTTTGATGCTGACTCTTTGCGCGCCCATGTTGAAGAGATTGTCAAGGAGTGGCTGGGAGATGAAGACCTAACTCAGGAAGAAAAAGAAGAGCTAGAATACGAAGTACAATCCGATGTCCTATATCGAATCGAAGACGGAGACGAATACGGGTCTCGAAACGCCGTGTCATCGTTTTCGTACACTCTGGGATCTCAGAAATATATCCCAACTCGGGATTTGGTGTGCGGAGTTTCGACTCGCGGACACCGGTACGAATTTACAGATTCTTGGGAATGGGATTGCACGGAGTACACCTACCGATTTATCTGGTGCTGCTACGCTCTGGCTTGGGGTATTCAGATGTATGATAAAGTGAAGGAGGAAGACAATGCACAAGAACAAGGGTAAGCAACTACTCATCCTTTGCGAGAAGTTCGTAAACGACCAAGAGATTAGTTGCTCGGAGTCCGTGTACCAGTCTGACCGGGTAATCGATAACTCCTGTGAACTAATTGAACAGATTTGCGAAATCGTTGGATATTTCCATGATCCGGACGAGGAGGAAGACAATGGCTAGTATTCAGCAAGCGGCAAAGTGGATGAAGGAAGGGAAGAAGGTTCGCCGCCCCTCTTTCCAGGATAAAGAATATTTCTGGGCCAACGATTTCTCGTTTATCAAGTACGAGACGGGCGAGTGGGTAGACATGTTGGAAATCGAGGATCTTCTCGCAGAGGATTGGGAGATACTTACATGGGTCAACTAGCGCTAGAACTTCGTCCACACAGGAGAATCACCCACGATGCGTGACATCGGTTGGATATATCTTATCCAAAATAAGATAAACGGAAAGAAATACGTAGGACAGACCACTCGAAAAGATACTCGAATCAGGGAGCACAAAATCGCGGCGGAATCCGGGGTTGAATATCCTCTGTATCGGGCTATTCGAAAATATGGATGGGACTCTTTTGAAATATCTTTTATATGGGAAGGACCTGCTCAAGAGCTAAATAGGCAAGAAAAGAGATTTGTTGAAGAATACGATTCTCTTTCCCCAAATGGATATAATTTAACATCCGGAGGAGACTCCGGACAAGAAATGTCAGGAGAAACGCGGAGAAAGATGTCCGAGTATCGTCTGTCGATATGGCAAAATCCGGAATACAGAGACCACATGCTGAGCCTTCTCGAATCTCCAGAGTATAAACAAGCCCAATCAGAGGCGTCTAAACAGAGATGGGAGGACGACGCTTATCGAGAACTAGTAGTCTCCGCCACTAAAAAGGCGACGGACACACCAGAGCACAAAGAGAAGATGATAGAGATGGGTAAAGAACTGTGGACCCGACCTGGATATCGAGAAAAAGTGTTGGGAGCGAGAGAGGAGAGCATGAGAACTACAGACGTAATAGAGCGGCGCACTTCTTCTCTACGAAAAAGATGGGAGGAGCCCTCCTTCAAAGAAAGAATGTCCAAAATTCTCCTCACCTCTTTGGACACTCCCGAAATTAGAGCCATTCGTTCTGTGAATACTTCCGAACTGTGGAAAACAGAAGAACACCGAGAAAAAGTAATTAAAGGAATGAAAGAAGCTGCCGCTTGTCCAGAAGAAAAAGAAAGAAAGTCTAAAGCCTCTAAGAAAATATGGGAAAATCCAGAGCGTAGGGAAAAACACGCCGAGACTTTGAGAAAAAGATGGGAGGACCCCGAATTTCGTGCTATAATGGCAGCAGCGCAAAGAAAAAGATGGGAAAACAAGGAGAAAAATGGCGACTCTAGCGGAGAAACTAGCACCAACCAACCTGAGTGAGGTAGTAGGGAGCGACTACGCCAAAAAGGCAATCCAATCGTGGGTCGAGAAGGACAATTTCCCCCGCTGCCAACTCTACGTCGGCCCAGTCGGGACTGGAAAGAGCACCTTAGCCGGAATCGTAGCCCGCCTCAGTCAAGGTCCAGACGGATGGGAAGGATCAGACATCCGACAAATTAATGCCGGAACTGTGGGCAAGGTTGATGATATGCGCGCGCTAGTCGAGGAGTCCTCCAGTCGTCCATTTGTCGGACGATTCCGAGTATTCATTCTTGAGGAGGCTCAGAGAGTAACAGACGCAGCGGCTGACGCCCTCCTAGTCCCGATGGAGAAGAACCTACATACCGTCTGGATTCTCACAAGCTCTGAACCAGACAAGATTCCGGCTGCAATTCGGAGTCGGTGCTCGGCGGCTACCTTCGAATTAAAGCCCCTCTCTGACGCAGACCGGGCCAAGCTAGTAGTCAAGGCCCTTGCTGGAAAGGTGTCTGTGGAAGACGGCTCGACAGTCCTCAAATTCCTACACGATCATGAAGTCAACGCTCCACGAGAAATCCTGGGGGTCCTGGATCAGTACCTGTCCGGAGTCCTTCTGGAAGAAGCAATCCACGGCTCCGAGCACGAGCCTCTTTACCCGGAAGTTGCCAAAGCAGTGCTCGCAGGAAATTGGACTAAAACAGCGAGTTTGTTGAAGAAAATTCCGACCGCCGACTACCGGGCAATGGTAGCTGTGGTTTCTGCTAAGCTAAGATGGGCGCTGCTAGACTCAGAACCAGGACCAAGAGCAGACGGGATCGCCGCGTGCCTCGTGGGAATCGGAGACGCTGGGTTCGCAGATGGAACCGCTTATGCGAGCTTGACAGGTTTGCTGTACAAAACTAGTAAGGTGATGAGTAGATAACGCCAACGCTGGCACCGCGATGCCTGAGAAAGAGGAAGCAATGAAGGTTGGATTTGAGAAGTGGTGGAACGAGCAAGGTCGGTTCCTCGACCCCGATACGGAGGATGTTCCTTGGTATGACAAGCGTGAGGCGCTTGCCAATTTGGCGTTTGATGAGGGTGTGAAGATCGGCATGGCGCGCGCTGGCAATTACACAGCCAACGCTGCCGTTGCCCCTTCATCGATAGAGTTTGCGAACGGGCGCACAGTGCGAATCAAGGACATGTCGAGTCCCGATAGCGCACCTTACCTAGAGGTTGGATTAGCTGATCTTTCCCCAATACTCCCGGACTGTTGCCTGGAATGTGGAAGCCATGACTTTGCCGGGTCAAGAATAGGAATCAACTGCCGTCGATGCGACTGGAAGCAGACGATTCAATAGGCACCGTCGCGATACCCTCTACATCGCTCCGTTTTGTGGTATAATACTCTTAGTCCAGATAATGGACCAGGAGAATAACCATGCTAACGACCTACAAACTGATGCACGCCTGCATCGACAAACCGGCCTACCCTACCCGAGGAGAGGCCATTCGCAAGTTGTATTTCTGTATGGTTCGAAAGGGAGTACTCGACCCAGGGCTACACGCCTATGAGTGCCCGTTCTCAAACCACTGGCATCTCGGAAAAACCAAGAAGAAGGAGAGCAAATGAAGCTAGTAGAAATCGAGCAAGACGGAAAGATCGCGCAAGTAAACCCAGAGATGGTGGCCTTTGTGCTGCCCAACCCTCTGGTCGGGATTTGTAACCTAGTCACAGCGGCTGGAGTGTCTGTTACTATCAAAGGGACTGTTCAAGAAGTAGCCGCCCGATTGACTGGACAAACGGTGATTGACTATTAAAAATAGTTGGCACAAAACTGAAAAGTGTGGTATGATGTACTTGGTGGTGGTCATGGATGCCGATCTCGGCGGAGATGGGGGTTCGAGTCCCCCGGGTTATGGTGGGTTCAACTCCCACGCGCCGCCCCTAATTTCTGTCCACTATCTGGACAAGGAGATGTTATGAGAGTTGGTTGGGAAGAACAAGACATTAAACCCGGTCGTAGATTTAAGGGTCGCAGCGGCTCTGAAGTCTGGATAATCGGGTATATTAGTACCAAAGAGGACAACCAATACACTGTGGTCAGCTTGTCAGACGGAATGGTGAATGGGAAGCTAAAAACCAGAGGGGACGTAGCTGAATTCCTTAACAAAAACATGGATTTGCCTTTGGAGTTGGTAGACGACTCCTGGCGGAAGGAAACGGAGAATCAATGAGTCAGCAATTAGAGTTTACAGACGCCGAGTGGGAAACACTAGCCGCAGAGTTCTGCCGGGGATTTACAACGGAGCAGGCCAACGTCTGCCGGACTTTTTGCCGCCTTCGCGGACTGATTCCTGGCAAACACGTAATTTTCAGCCTACGCCGGTCTAAAGAGTGGGACGAAGTGGTCGGGGCCAAGGTAGAAGTCACGAAGATCATCTTCATGACCACCATCGACGCTGCCCGACTGATCGCTCTGCGCTCGGACGAGTACGAGGGTCAGGACCCGGAAAAGTACATCTATCTCAAAGAGGATGGATCAGATTTCATCGAGTCAAATATCCCTCTCCCGCAGTTGCCGATTGTAAAGGGCGTAACAGCGCTTCCCCGAGAGCCTTGGGCCGTGCGGACAACTGTCTATCGCAAGAGCTTTACCCACCCCATGATTAGCGTGGCCCGGTTCGATGCCTACGCCTCCACCTATAAGTACAACGGAGTGGTTCAACTGACCGAAATGTGGCAGAAGCGCGGCCCCGAGCAGTTAGCTAAATGCAGCGAAATGCTGAGTCTGAGGAAGGCGTTCCCCGAGGAGCTTGGCTCCCTCTACCTCGCAGAAGAGTTCAAGAACGAAGCGGAAGACGAAAAGCCCCACGGAATTACCCCCGCCTCTGTAGTTCCTCTGCCGCCTCCAGTTCCAGCGGTCAACCAAACGCCCGCCGTTCCGACCGACGCCCCGAGGCCAAACGAGAAGGTGACTGTTCACCCAGTAGTCGAAGTAAAAGTTCCGAAGGAAACTCCTGAAATCAAGCCGGAGTCAGCAGTCCGGGCTTCGGTGAAGGAAGTGGTTCTTGCCACCGTTCCCGGCTTGAAACCGGCGTCCGAACTTCCTCCTCCCGCAAAGAAGCGCGGGGGCCGTCCGAAGAAGGACCCAGATAATGGACGGGATGTTTCGACCGAAGGCGGAATCACAGACGCAGATATCGCCAACGCTTCGCAGCCACAACCTGAGTTCGATGAAGCGGCTAACAAAAAGGAAGCTGAAGAATTCGTGGACGCTGTTTCCAACATGACCGAAACAGAAGCCACCGTGCAAGGACTTCCCGATCCTCCGGAATATAGCAAGCTTCCAGAGAAGGCTGAGAGGGATTCCTTTATCTCCAGAACCCGGGCACTTCCTGAACCTGGAGCCGATATTAAGTCTATTGGAGACTATATGCTGCTCCACGCAAACAAGGTCGGACAGCCATCAAAGAACCTGACTGTCAAGGACTGGACTGAAGCTCTTGCTCTCCTCGAAGAAGCCAAGAAGGCAGGAACACTGAAGGAACTTTTGAAGGAGGCTAAAAATGTACCACTACCCGCCGAGTTCTGAGGAGAACCCCATTGGCTGAGTACAACGTCCACCTAAAAACCACAAACGTGGCCCTTCCGGTCACAGCAGACAAATTCGACTGCGGTTCCGACGGCTACGTTGTGTTTTACGCTAGGCCATCGCCCCAAGAGAAATTCGAAGA